AAAAAAAATATAAATGAAAAGTATAATGACTAATTCATCACAGCAATACAGTAGAAAAGTAAGTTTATTATCTCAACAAACAGGAAAGAAGAATGGCAAAAAAGTTCAACGCAGACAAAGTAATACACGAAAGAATCGCAAAAGGTACTAGCATTGGTAAGCGACCTAAAACGTCATCAATGAATAAGCACAAAAAAAGAACATGGAAAAAGTATAATTCTCAGGGAAGATAGTGTAAGTATTTGGCATGAGTAAAATAAAAAAGCCAAAAAGCAAACTAGAATGGTTTAAAAAAAACATAGTCATTGTACCTGTTGTGGCAGCAATTATAGCCGGAACATTTACATCTGTTAGATATGTTTTATCTTTAACAGATACTATTACAGCAAACCAAGAAACTATCCTTAAGCTACAAGAAAAAAATACAGCATCTGAGTCTGACATCTACGATCTTAAAACAAGACTTGCAGCAGCAGAAGCCACTTGGACTATGGCAGAAAATTTATATAGACAATTAGCAGACACAGTAAGAGATCACACTTATGACCTTAAAGATTTGTCGAGATAATTTATTATTGATTGTATTCTTTCTTTTCGTAACAACTTACGCAGAAGCTAGAAACGAATACCTACAAAATCAACACCCTTGCGAAAGAGGTAGCTTTGAACCTTACGCAGAAATAAATCAAAGAGATTATAAGTCAGGCATAAGTAATGAATATCAAGATCAAAGATTAGGTTTTAGATTTCGTATGCCTTTAGGTGCTGTGTGTAGTGATGATTATATTTCAGAAATGCAGAAAAAAAGTAAAATAAAAACCCAACTTGAACTTATAAAAGAGTGTAAAAGAATACCTAAAATTAGTCCACCACCTGTAGAATTTGCAGAACTATTTAATATGTGTAATAAATTAGGTGTTGTAGGAATAGTAGAAAATAAACAACCAGAAGGGAGATACTGGGATAATTTAAAAATACAATATCTAAAAGATAATCCTGATATTGTAATAATGGAACAGGCAATGCCAAATGAAAATATCAGATAAAACAGAAGTAAGTATGCCAATGAAAAATATGATTGGTATTGTTGTAGCTGTAGCTATGGGTGTCTTTGCATATACAGAAGTAACTGCTAGACTTACATCACTTGAAACATCAAGAGAATTATTCCAAGCAGACCTACTAAAAAAATCAGAACAGAAACCAACTGACCAAGAACAGTTTATGTTAATTGAAGATATATATAAAACTGTAGAAAAATTAGAAAAGACACAAGAACAAAACATGACTAACAAAGTTAACATAGAGTTTTTAAGAGAACAGTTAGAAAAAACTTTAATAGATGTTGAGAACTTAAAAGATAAAGTTAGAAAAAATGGTAATGGAGTACACTAATGATTGAAACTGTAATTGTTTTATTAATGTTTGTAGGTGCAGAAATTAAAGAACATAGAATACAACCCTCTATGTCTGAATGTTTAAAAGGTAAACGTCATGCTAGTCGTTCTATTTCTGAAAATGTAGAATTTAAATGCATTAAATCTAAAGCAGAATTAGAAACTAATATTGATGGTAGTTTAAGTATTAAAAGTCTTATATTAAATCCTTAAATGTATTCTATAATTTGGTTACAAAATGATATGTGGCAAATATTTACTAATGAAATATGGCAAACAGAAAAAGAAGCTACAGAGTATGGAGTAAGAAATAAATTTAAAAAGAAAGATAAATGGAAAGTTGTCTTATACGACAGAAAATATTATAAACAATTATGGCTATAGATTATAGAGGAGAAAAATTTTCGGGTTACAATAAACCTAAAAATGCTAGAACTAAAACTAAAAAGTTTGCAGTACTAGCAAAGGTAGGCGATCAAGTAAAACTTATTAGATATGGCGATGCTAATATGACGATTAAAAAATCAAATCCTAAAAATAGAAAGTCATTCAGAGCTAGACACCGATGTGATTCTGCAACCAGTAAGCTCACAGCTAGATACTGGTCTTGCAAAAAATGGTAAGAAAAAAAACTTGGGTTAAATCTAAAAAAGAAATTACAATTAAATGTGGCACTTGTTTAATGTGCGACAAACCCATGATGTCTAATGAAGGTGGTTGGATCATTAATGCTAACAAAGATTACTTTTGTGAAAAGCATAGAGCCAATGAACACAGTTGCTTTGATGAATATTTAAAACAATATAAAGATTGGCAAAGACTACACCCCTAATTGATCTTTTAATTCTATAAATTCTTCGTGTATAGTTTTATCTGCACTCCAAAATCTAAATCCATTAGCTTTCATTCTTCTGTGATGTATAACAGTTGAGTGGTCTATCTTAAACATTCTACCTAATTGAGATAAAGATATAGGATATTTTTCAATCATTAAATTAATAATAATACTTCTTGCTCTAACTAAAGATTCAAACCTTCTACTGCCTAGAACTTCTTGTTTATTAACTTCGTATCTAATACATACCTTATTAACTACCGCATCAAAAGATGCAGGATATATTTTTTTTACTTTAATAGATTTTTCAAGTTTTAAATCTTCCTTATGTTCTTCAAATCTTTCTTGCCTAACTTTTAATTTAAATAATTGATGCTCTACTTTATTTCTATTGTGTTGTAGTGCCATACGATAACCATTTTTAAATCCAGTTTTGTACAACATTAGTTCTCTCAATGTAAGTTCCCTATACATTGGTGCTTTCATAGCTTGTTTAAATTGTGTAAGTGTTTTCATTTGCGGTAGCATCCCCTCTAGTTGTTTGCACAACTTATTGTTGTTTTAACTTATGTAATTAATGCCTATCTGTCTGACATTAATTGTTCTCTGCATTCAGACACTTTCAAATACAAGCTATAACTTTCAGCTTTTAATTTGTTTGCCTTTTGAATTGTTTGAACATACAGCTCACTTTTCTTTCTCTGTTTGTCCATCAACTCTTGCAGACGAATTTTCGTTTCGTTCATCATGCTCCTTCACTTTTGTGTGATTCCATTTTATTTCTTTAACCACTACTTCTACCAATTCTCCTTCATTTGAAGGCTCGGCAGCTTTCTTTACGGAATCAAATATTTCTACATATTCAAAATTTGCATCTCCGTATTTAGTTCTTACCACTCTTTTTTCCTTTTTGTCAATCATAATCTCTTTCCAGTATAAACTCTAGGTTTTGTATTGCTTTTAATATATCCTCTTTTCCGTTTTTATGTTCGTGTCTTGATACATATTTAATAACGCATCCTTCTGGAAACTGTAATTTATTTGCTACGATATATTCTATGGGTTGGATAGCCATATCTTGATAGTGCGATCCACCTATTTGCTTTTCTAATTTTTTTTTATTCATAATTTAAGGGGTCTCTGTGGGAAGGAAAACAACTAATAAAAAAGTCAAGGGTGATGACTAAAACTTCCCACAAAGATGTCAAGATTGTTTTAGAATCCAGACTTGTTATTATTACCATAAGCTACATTTTTAGCAAATGTCTTTTGTGGTGCAAATGCTGGTTGTCCACCACCACCACTACTTGTAGCACTTGTGCTATTTGGTGAAAGTTTAATAGTAATGCCACCAGTTGGTTGACCACTATCGTCTTTAGTGTTCCATCCTGCTTGACTATACCAAGATCCACCTACGCGAACTCCTATGGTCCAGTTTTTTCCTTCTGGAGATTTAGGGTTTTTAGGTGCTACCCAATCTGGGTGCTTATCTTCTGTCTTTTTTTCGTTGGGTATTACGTTAACCCATATTGCTTCATCGTTCATTTTTTTCCTTTTGTTATCTTCAGCTTTATTGCTGAACATTTTTTAATTGCAACTCTTTAACATCGGCAACTTTTTTTATTTGTTGGTATGCTTTAGAATTGTTTTTCATAAGATATTGGAGTTGATCTTTATATTTTGCAGCTAAACCATGAAATTCTTTTGAATTTTTAGCTAACTGTATGTAACCCTTTATCTCTTCGGCATCCACTTTATCATCAAGATAAACTGGACCTGTTTCTTCCTTTACAGAAGAAATTTTATTAAATGGTTTTGCTTCATAACCATCTTCATCTTTTATACCTGTCTTTAAATTTAACAGATTTAAGAAAGCATACTTACGTGAGTAAGACATGGCGTTACCTGTACCAAACTTATCTATTGCTCCCATAGCTGAACATCCGTCAACCATTATAAAGTTAGTTGGTTCGTCAATGTCATGTACCTTCATAGTACAAACAACCATGACCATATTTCTTGATTCAACTACTTCAGTTAAATAATTACACGTTGCATACAAACCATTGTTTAATAATGATTGTGTTGCTACCTCTTGCACAGCATCGTGCATCAAAGGGTTAAAGTGCATACCTTTAACTTTGTCGGCTTTCTTTACACTACCTGCTTCTAAACAGGCTGAATGTAATTTTTGATATATATTTTTCTTCATTGTTTTCCTTATGTTGTTTTTATTATTAGAATGGTAATAGACCCCAAACTTTTTGTGCGTAAATAAAAGTGTATGTTGCAACGACTTTTGTTTTATATAGCATCCAAGACATAGTTCTCCTTTTCTGTTAGTTGTTATTCTTAATTCCCCATAGCTTACTGATCAATTGTGTCTGTTCTGTGGCTAAATCTTTATAATAAAAGTAATGGTGTAAATCTGGTGGCTCACACATTAATGCAAGTTCAGACAGATTACCTTTACAGAACATTATCATTCGTTCCCAAAGTAAAATTTTTTCTACCATTTTAAAATAAAGAAATTCGAGGTGGTCGGTACGCATTAACTCATGTTTATCGTCAAAGATAATATGTTCTTTATCATTAGTGTAAACCAAAAAAGGTTTCTTCTTGGCACACATATAATAAAAAGCAGTTTGAGTTAAATTTTCTATTGTTGGCTCTATTGGAAGTTGTTGCGACATCATCTTCCATTCTTGTTTACCATTAACTTTTCTAATGTTAGGTGGCTTCGTCTTTAATTCTATGATGCAATCATCTGTTTCATAATCTATCTTACCTAAAATTTCTTTAATCATTGTAAGTTCTTTTTTTCTTACATGACGTTCACATTCTAAATTTTTATTACCAGTAATATCTTGCACCACTTTTTTAGTTACACCAATACAATCGTGAGCAAAATCTATCATCTGTTCTTTTGCGTAAGCATCCTTTTCATCTACTGGTGGTTTTTGATTTATGTATGTTAGTTCTTTTTCAAATGAAGTTTTATAATCTCTATCCCAATCTGTAATAGCTTTGTTTTCTTGTCGCCAAATTTTATTTCCTATTAATCTTTGAACAGTATTGTTTACTAAATTTCCAAAGTTAGCTTTGTATCTAAATGCAAATGTTCTTCTCACCTCTTGTGAAAATGAATAGCTAATTAAATTTTTAGCAAAAGGTGTAGAGGTAGATGAGTAAGACCAATGATCTAATCCTTTGCCACCATTAAAGAATGAAAATGCTTTATCTATTTCTTTTGATTTCATAGTTGTTTGGGTTAGTTATATACAAGTTTTCCACTATGTCTATATAAATCTTTTAGCTTGATTTGTGGATAACTATACCTTATTGGTTATTAAACAGTAATCAAAATAATAAAAAAGGAAACAATGAAACTATCAGATTGGATGAAAAAAAACAAATTAAGCTGTGGTCAGACAGCTCAAAAATTTGGCATAATAAATATAAATCCTAGCACGAACGTATGGAGATATAAAGAGGGTCAACGCATACCCAGAAAAGGCGAGATGAAAAAAATATATTTAGGTACAGATAAGCAAGTACAACCGAATGATTTTTATGATTTCATCTAAACCTAAATTTAAATACAAAAGAGTTAAAGTTATTTGGCAAGACATTGTTACAGACCCATCATGGTTTGATGATTTAGTTGATGTAGATAAACTTTGTTATAGCTGGTGTGAAGATACTGGGTTTCTTTATTTTAAAGATAAAAAAATGGTTAAGATATTTACATCTTATTCTTATGACGGAGATAAATTAACTATCGGTACAGTAACCACATTCCCAAGATCAGTAGTAAAAAAAATAGAGGTATTAAAATGACAGATAAAGATATGTTTATTGATTATGATGGTAAGATTAAAACTTTAAAACAAAAGTTAAAATTATCTAAAAACATTTCTAATGATTTAGAGGTTATCATTGAATCTCAAAAGAAAGAGATAGACACACTAAAACAAATTATTAGCTTACAAGAATTACAATCACAAACAACGGAGAAAAAAATGAAATCAAGAACAGATAAAATCTTTCAATTAAAATCTATACTGATGAAGTGTAGAGAAAAAGGTAAGTTTGAATTAGCTATGAAACTTATAGATAAATATAAAATTGACAAAAAAACATTAGAAGAAAGTTATTACGATTAATGTCATACCACCCATTACCTTACCAATGCACTATAAGACCTAGTTGGATAGAGGGTCTAGGTTTGTTTGCGGTTAAAGAAATTATAAAAGATACAAACTTGGGTATATCCCATATTGAAGTTGAAGATACTTTTTATAGGTTGGCACTTGGTAGCTTCATTAATCATGCCGAACAATCTAATTGCGTTAGAGTAAAAGAGGGTAACAAATGGTATTTAAAAACAACAAAAGATATTATGCCAAATGATGAGTTAACACTAACTTATAGTTTATATAAACCTAAATGAGATTTGCTAAATACTTTGACAAGGACTTGTACTCTAAATGGCATAGGTTATGGGATGGTATCGCTATGGTCGATATTGATGCGGTGGAGATTTGTAAGAATAAAGGTTGCTGGAAACCTCTTGCGATTATTGAGCATTTATACGACACAGGTTCTGATAAAAAGAAATATACCAACATAGTAGAACAAATAGGAAAAGCCTTAAATGTGCCTGTATATCTTGTCTATTATAAAGATGTAGACAAGGACACCCTATCGTTCCGAGTTGCTCAAAAATACCCTATCTCCGTTCCATTAAAGGCTATTTCTGAACAGGAGTGGGTAGGTACTTTGTATCATCTTCAAGCTGAACATCAGAAAGTATGTAAACACAAACCATAAGGCTATGCAAAAATATTTACCGCACATTCGAATACCATTTAAACTTTTTGATGATGAGAGGATAAAACGCATACCAGAAGAATACCGATCATCTTCTTTGCTAATCCTCATAGCACTATTAAAGTTTGTTAATTCACAGAATGGTCAATGCTATCCCAGACAAGCCACTATATCTAGTATGGTTTGCTTACACCGATCTACTATATATAGATGTACTGAATTATTACAGGAAGTTGGTATCTTAAAAACTAAACGTCTTAAATCTACTTTGCTTTACACTATTAATTCTGATTACCTTGTTAATAAGAAATACAATGTCTCATCAAGAAACAATGATGTCTCATTAAAAGACATGTCATGTCGCATGATAACCGATATTAATAGAACTACCATTAACTTAACTAACATAGATAAACTAGTAAAAGAGGTAGTCAGTAAAGGTGGAGATAAGAATGTAATTATAGATAAATTGTCTACTCTCCCCCGAAGTACCCTAATTAAAGCAGTTGAAGAAAAGGATAACCCTTACTATTCTCAATTAGCTCTTAATGAACAAGATAGAAAAGGCGATGGTGCGATGGTGGATTTACCTAGAAATATTATGAATGATATAAGAAAGAAATCACATTTTGGGTATCAACAAAAGGTAAGTAAAACAAAGAGGGATCATGACAGGAAGATTAAGTCAAAAGATTTACTGCGAAGCGATAGCAAAGACTAGTGGTAAAAGATGTAAATGCAAGGGATATTTTACACCTACTACAAAACGATTTCTATGTAGATTCCATGGGTGTAGTCAATCCACAGATAGCAAGACTAGAAAATACAAAGGACTTTTTAAGAATACTAATATAAGCATAGAC